AGGGGATTAGTAATGTTAATAACTCAGCTTTCATGTTCCTTATAATATTCTAGCAGTTCTTCTTGAGTTCCGAAACGTTCTTCCCAAGTAAATTTTCCTATATGGTGTATTCCCTCTTTGCCTTGATGATGATGATGACATAAAGGTATAAACTTTTCTTTGTTTTTCAATCCCATTCCTGCACCTGTAAAATGATGTATGCAAGGTGGGGTGTAGATACCATACATTTTTTTACATACTACACACCCAAATGCTATCATCTTTTCATATTGTTTTATGATTTCTTTTTTAGGTTTAGGCATTTGAACATTTTAGATGAGATCAATTTGCCTGTCTATTCTTTTCAACCATTCTTCCAATATTGTTTTAGACTTTGTTAAATGAACATAATCTCTATTATCAGTAAACTCAGCAATATCCTGATTACTTAACAACATGGATATACTTTCCAATGTGTTATGAATTAATCTTCTTTGTTGAGATAATCTCATAACTGCTTGATCCTGTTCTGCCATAGCATTTTCAACATATTTCTCTAGGTCTTTTTCTTTTTTAAAAAAGTCGTGTAAAAAGTTTGCCATTATTTAAAACTCCTAATCTGTCTTACCACAGATGTTTGCTCTTGTTGTCTTTGGGTATAATTACTACCTCGTAAACTAGGATTATCTTCTTTAATTTTCCTAGCACATCTACTAATAGACTCATATTTAGATAGTTCATCTACTCCCAAAATAGTCATAAAGTCTCTACTGCCTTGATATCCCATATTGTTTAATTGCATATACCAAACCATAGCCACAAGTATATTGTCATTATCCCTAGCTATCGGATTTTCTTCTAGCACTTGATAAACCAAGTCTTTAATTTTTAATATATTCATCATGTTCTCCTGTTTTGTTTAATTAATATATTCTACACCTTGCTTATCTAATTTTTTGAGATCAGATAACCATTCCTCGTATTCTTTATCTTTAAAAGACTTGTCCTTTATTCCACTCTCTAAAAGTTTAATCATGCCTTTAACATTTATCCTCATGGGTGCAATACCATTTTTATTCTTTATCATATTATTTTACCTCTACCAACCCATTAGTTTATCGATTAACTCAGAATTGCTATTGGGTATGACCGACTCTGCACAATACTGACTACCAACCCATGTGAGTTTGACTACTTTTTTTGGTATACCCTCAAAAACTAAGTCATACTTGTCATGCTTTAAATCTGCTAACACTTGTTCTCTTGAAATTCCACAAGACGATAGGTCGATCCTTTCTTTTATCATTTCTTCTCGGCATGATTTTGGATATATATCATTCCAAGAAACATTTTTTTTAATTATCATATATTTACCTCTCCAGCTTAATTGCTGGTATACCCTATTGTATCAAAATATTTCTTTATTGTCAAATCCCTTGATTTCATTGACCTGTAGCACTAACTTAATTCCTGATAAAATTTTTTCTCTCTCCTGATGTTTGCAGATTGAGTCCTGAAAAGGTCGCAAAAGAGTTCAGCACTTTTTATCTTATGTCTTAATCCTATGTACTTCTCCTTAGACTCTGCCATAAGCTCAATATACTTAACTACTTGAGGTTGAGTATTGGCAATAGCAGTTCTCTCGGTAGCTGTCATCTTATTTTTCATAAGGTCAATGTATGCTAGATCCCTCTCATATTTCATCTCTTGGCTATATTTTTCGTATAAACTCTCCCATTTAGCCAATTCTTGGCCGAGTTCTGATATTTTATGTACTGCTTTTTCAAGCATTTCATCTCCAAGTCTAATCATTATTGCTTACCTCTTGTTCTTCTTGAGCCATTCTTCTAATTTTAAAATCTCTTCTATCTCCCTTAATTTTTCAATTTCTTCATCTGAAATTTTATCTCCATACTGATCTATGTATTCTGTTTTTGTATCTCCATGTTCTTGATATGTAATTTTTTTACTCATCATCTTTTTCCTCTACATATACTGTCCAATCTCTATGATAAACATTTTTATCATGGTACTTCGGTACTTCATCACTTATAACACAAGCTCCATACTCATCTACCATATCAAACACTTTTTGTTTTGCTTGTTCTTTACTATCAGCTTTTACTTTTACTGAAAAACCTTCTTCAAAATTTACTCCTACCCAATATTCTTTACTCATATTGCCCTCTCCTCGACATACTGTCTCTCAAATTCCTGTTCTTCTTGGCTTGAAAACACCCTGTCAGGAAGTCCAAAAGAGGATCTAACCTTATTTATTTCAATAATATATTTCTGCCATTGTACCAATATATCATCATAATTTTGTTCTATATAATCTCTATATTCACTCATAATCTACTCCTATTTGCTTTTTGATTGGAAAAATGTTAAAAAAGAGTTTTTTCTTTATATATATTTATTAATATATATTTCTTTAGTCCTTTTTGTTTTTCCATACTCATTTATTATATATATATTATATAGGGTATCACAAGATATTTCTTTTATCTAATATAAATATTTCTTTTGACAAAACCAAATATTTCATATAATCTCATATATTATGGGATAGATAGGTATTAAGATATATATACAAATAACCAATGTGGTTTCGTGAGTAGCTTAATGAAATTTATACCACGACACAGATGATTTAATCTGTTAACTGTATATTGAGAACAAAGCCTATCTATCTTTAATTTTAACTTTGGAGAACAATATGAAATTTATAATCATTCAAAAATATAGTGAAAGTTCTACTGATTGGTATATGACACAAAACACAGAATTGCCAACAGAAAAACAAGCATATCAGCTCAAAGATGCTTTACAGGAGATCAATCCTGATAGAGTTTACAGGGTTATATCTTTGTTAGAGCAAGAAAACTTAGAGGTGGTAAAAAATGATGTACAATTATGATAGAGAAGAAATAATAGGAAGATCAGAAGAAAGCAACCTAACATACAAAGAGGTTTGGGAAACTCTCAGCAAAATTGATGTAAGTCCTTATTTAGATACTAAAGGGCAGTTTTCTTATCTGTCTTGGTCTTATGCTAGGGCAATTTTGAGCCATTTTTACCCACAATATAGGGTTATTTGGCTACCTAGTGAGAAGTTTGAAGATAGCACTATGATGTTGCATTGTAGGGTAGAAATAGACCATTTAAGCAGGGAACATTGGTTGCCTGTATATGACAACAAATACAATGCGATAGCAAATCCCAATGCTGATGATATCCAAGACAATATGCAAAGATGTTTTGTTAAAACAGTTGCTCTTTTTGGTCTTGGTATTCAAGTGTTCCACAATGGATCAGGCACACCTGAAGAATTAGAGTTGGAAAATCCAAATGAAACAAGCAAGGAACAATTAGCTAAAGCATTGATATTAATAGATAAATTGGAGATGAAGAATGAAAAACCTAAATCTAAGAAGTAGCCAATTTGCTAATTATATTTTTGGTCAATATACCCCAAGAAAAGAAATGTTGGAATTACAGTTGCAAGGTAAAGAGCCACAAATTCCAAAACACATGATGAAATATGTTGCTCATGGAAATTTTAATGAGAAAATGGGTATAGCTTTTTATGTAAAACATTTTAAGCAGATACCTAAAGACTATCTCAAGGATCAGCAAAATTATATCATTCAAAATTGGCTTAATTTACCTAAAGGCAAGGAAACTGTAAGTATTTCTACAACACCTGATGCCATTTCACAAGATGAAACCACAATCATAGAGGTTAAATGTTCAATGCGAGATAAGTATGAGGACTTTAACAAATTATGGTTATTTCAAATTGGTGGTCAGCAACATATCTTATCTTGCTTGGGTAAAAAAATAGAAAAAACTTACTTAATAAACTATACACCAACAGTTTGCAGAATATGGCAAGTTGATTACAACCAAGACTTTATCAATTACCTAATCAGCAATTTAAGTGAGTTTGCAGAATGTTTGCTTAAAGGTAAAGCAAATGGTTTACCTGATAAACCTGATAATTATCAAGGCAACATTGATGAAAGCATTAAATTAATTAAAGAATATTAT